TACGTTCCCGGCTATATTTGTAAATTCCCCGCCGCCTGAACCTATACTGGTTCCAGGTAAAGAAGTTTGGCCTCCAACAGGTGTACCCAAGCCTGCAAAAGCCTTGGCCAAACCAATCGCGATATACTGAGCGATCAAGGTTGCTGCAGTCTGAATTAACTGGTCCGCAATCGTATTCAAGAAATCGGCAAAGGCTTCTTCGGCGCTCTTCGTTCCAGCGACTACTTCCTGCAGGCCGCCAACCAGTGCGTTGACTCCGGGGGTTACTGCGGCGAGGGCGTCGTTAAATTGTGCTTGCTTTATTCGTGCCGCGTCAATTTGAGGCTGTAACTGTGCGTATAGATCTCGCGTCTGCGTAAGTCTGTCTAATTGTTCTTGTCTGATGCTTAAGCGGCCATCGTTGATGCCACCAAAATTAGATTCAGAAAGACTTTTTATTCGTTTTTGTAGGGCACCGATTTGCTCGTTATAGGCTTCTAGTTGTGCGGCGCTGTCACGAATAACGTTGGCTTCGATTAGTGCGCTCTCTGCAAAGAAACCTAAGCCCGCTCCAGAGAAACTGGCTGTACGCTCTGGGTTGTTACTGTCTATAGCTTTGATAGCTGCGTTTTGAGCGGTAAGTCTGTTGAGTTTTTCTTGATCTTTAATTGCTTGCAGCCTGTCCTGTCTAAGGACTTCGGCTTGGAAGGCTTCTTTTTCTTGATTTTCCGCACTTTTTAAAGCTAGCTCTTCTTGTTTTTTGAATTTTTCAATTATTTGGTTTCTTACTTCTAGTTCATTTTTACCTTCTAAAGCTATTGCTTTTTGTACTGTTAGGACGTCTACAGCTGTTTGATACTCGTCTAGTATTAAGGAAATTTTAAATCGGTATTGTTTCTCTTCTGTAGCTGATAACGCAACAAATTTTGTTTTTTCGTTTATAATTTGTTGCCTTATTTGGAGTTCTTGTATGGATAGTGCGCGGCGTTCTTGGAGGATCTGCCGTTCTGCTAATGCTACTGCGTTGGCTTGGGCTATTTGCTGTCTTTCTAGGCTTGCTGCTTGCTCTGCTTCTGTTTTTTCTAGTTCTAGACTGGTCACACTGTCCTGATTTGACTTTGCTTTTTCGGCTGCCAGTTGTGCTCTAGTTCGGTCTAGGTCTGATAAAGTTTTAGTTATTCCTGCAGCAGCATTTAGTACTGCTAAGTCGTCTCTACGGGCTGTGAGGGCTTGGGCTACTGCGGCTAATTTGTCTGTGTTTATAGCAGCTTGGATGTCTTTCTCTTGTTTTAATAAATCAATTTGCTTTTGTTGTGCCTTTGTTTTTTCGTTTTCTTGTACGCCTACTGGTGTTTGGTTGTCCGGGCTTGCATTGGCAGAAGCTAGCCTTGCATTTTCTAGTTGAGTTTTTTCACTAAGGCTTAGTTGGCCGCCTGCTGAGGTTATTGCGTTTGCTCTTAACTGCAGTTCTGTGAATCTTTTGTTTAAAGCTCGACGCTCTTCTACACCTTTATTTTCTCGACCGTTAAGACCGTTTGATATTCCTTGTAGAGCTTTAAGAAATGCTCCTAAAGGGCCGGCCATCAATCGCTGAAGTTCTATTCCAATTTCCTGCCAAGTTTCTTCAAACTGTTTGTTTACTTCTGATAATTCTTCAAAATCTTTTAGTGCTTTATCTCCATACACTTCCGCAAAACGTTCTCGTAATATGTTTGCTACTTGAGATGAACGGCCTTGACCGATTAAAAATTCAGATTGCCCGCCAAAACCACCGCCGCGACCACGCCCCAGGCTTGGAATCAGGTCGCTTGCTGTTGACCCTAGTTTTTCAAAAGCTTTAGCCGTACTTATTGCTGCTGCGCCAAGCGTATCGAGCTGTTGGCCGAGCGCTCCACCGATGATTGAGCCGCCGAATCCGCCTAAAAGTGCTCCGATGCCACCGCCGAGCACAGATCCAACACCGCCACCAAATAGAAGCGGGAAGCCCACACCAGCTGCAATATTACTAGCCCCTTGACCTACGCCCAGCAGACCTTGACCTTTTTTGCCTGCTTTAGTTGCTTTAGTTGCTTCTTTTACATTCTTTGTTGTTTGCCTGGTGGATACTGCGCTGGATTTATTACTCTTAGCTGATTTTGCATCCTCAACTGCGTTTGCTTTTGCTGCTTTAACTGACGCTCTGTTGGCTTCAAGTATGTCTTTTGCTCTGTCTTCTGATCGCTGGAGCGCTTCGGCTCTGCGTTGGGCAAAACGTTGTGTTCTGTCGGCAGAAGTTTCAATTCTTTGTATGCCTCTAGTGGCTGCTCTTAGCGTCTTGAAATCGGGCAGTGCTAACGGACCGGTGGCACCCTTACTTCCGCTAACTCTGTCTGCTTTTCTTATGGTGCTGTCTACACTTTTTGCCAAGCTACGCAGAGCTAATCCTGCGTTTTGTAGGTTCTTAGTGTAAGCGGGTGAACCGAGGATTGCCTTATTTCCACCTCTTGGGGAAGAAGGTCCTTTTATAGACTTAGCTATATCTTCGTAATATTTTGCTTTCTTTCTTAAAGCTTCATCGCTACCTAGTACAGATTGCGCTCTCATTGGTGATGAAAGCGGTTTTACAGACTTAGCTATATCTTCGTAATATTTTGCTTTTATTCTTAAAGCTTCATCGCTACCTAGTACAGATTGCGCTCTCATTAATGATGAAAGCGGTTTTACAGACTTAGCTATATCTTCGTAATATTTTGCTTTTATTCTTAAAGCTTCATCGCTACCTAGTACAGATTGCGCTCTCATTGGTGATGAAAGCGGTTTTACAGACTTAGCTATATCTTCGTAATATTTTGCTTTTATTCTTAAAACTTCATCGCTACCTAGTACAGATCGTTCTGGTAGTGGAGATGAGGGTCCACCTGCTTTTGCACTCGCTGCTATACCTGCTTCTTTAGCTCTTTGTAACCTGTCGTTTTGTTTTACTTCGTCGTTAAGGCGTTTGTTTTGTGCTCTTTCAGCGTCGGCTACTCTGTTTATAGAAGCTAGTTCTGCTGCTTCTTCTGCTTTTATGTTGTTTAACTTGTTTGTTTGTAGTTGTTTTTCGTAAGCTTGTTCCGTCTTAAATATTTCTGCTAAAGCTTTATCATATGCTTTTCGGTAAAATTCAAACCTAGCTTTGTTTGCAGCTGGTGTGCCGAGTTCGGTACGAGCTGGACCACTGCTTAAGGCAGAACGGGCTCCTCCGCTTAACGTTCCAGGGCGTGTTACTGCTGTGGCTGCATCTCTAGCTGCTTTCTGTGCATCGCCAACTAGCTTTATTTCGCGCTTTAGTTGTAGCTCACGCCGGTCAGAAAGAGAGGTTTGGCGCCTTTCGGCGGCGTCTATAAATTCGTACTTTCTTTTCTGTATTTTCCTTAGCTGCCCTTCAGTAGCACCTAGTTCACGTAACTTATCTATTTGCTTGTTGTAGTCAGCAATACGCTGCTTCTGCCCGATATTTTTATTGGTTGCTCGATTTATTTCGTTCTGTGTTGTAAGAATCCGGGCAAGGCCAGTAGCTACACGTTCTTGTATCTCAGCATTTTTTGGGTTAGCAGCAGCTATTTTGTCCAGCTTTGCAATTGCCTTTTTTCGGCTTGCTACGTCTAGAGCACCAGCGCGTTGTAGTTTTATGCGCCGTCCTTCCTGCAGCTCTATAGCATTGCTTAGACGTAATTCGTCTGCTATTTGACGACTTTTTCGTTTTCTGTACGCTAAGTCTTCTGCTCTTTCTTGTTTTAAAGCACTAAACTCTTGCCTAGCTCTCTGGGTGTCTACTAAATTTTTTAAAGATGCTGCTGTTCTAGGATCAGATAGCTGTGCTATTTTATCTTCTAATTTTTTAAGCGCCGCTAAAGCTGCGGTGTCATTTATATTTACTCTTATATTGGCATCATAATCAAACATCGACCGTTGCCCTACTGTTTTTCCAGTCTAACGCCGTCTGCGGGACTTCTCTAGTTCCTTTTCTTGGTCCTCGTTAAGAATCTGGAAATAGGCGCTCCAGCCAATCAGCTCCTCTGGCGTCATCGTGGTACGGACTTCGGTCAAGCTCATGCCAAGCTCCTTGGCCACGCCAAACTGCAGCATGAGCCAGTTGTCTTTACGAAGTTCCGCGCTTAGGATTTTGGGTCCATTGGCTCTTCATCGTCTTGAAGAACAGCAAGCATTAAAGATTGCAGGTCTCTGTCCTTCACCTCGTTCTTTAAAACGTCGATTTCACCAGCTGAAAACAAACGCTTGCCATTTTCATCTTGGGCCTTAGACAGCAGTAGTTGCAGTGCGAACGCGCCAGCGTCGTCGGACTTTGCTTGCTTTTGGGCGCGTTCTCGCTCCGCCATTGTCATAGGCGTTACCCACATCTCAAATACTGAGCCATCGGAAATCTCGACTTCACGTTTTACGGGCTGCAGATTTGCCGCTTTACGCAGGCGGTCGATTGGGCGAAGTGTCCCAGCCATAAATACTACATTGACTTAAATGCAATCTAGCGTAGCGCAACAAAAAACCCCGGTTTTTGCCGGGGTTTCATTACTTAATAAGTTTTAAGTTATGAGCTTGCGCTGAAGTCAAACACTGGCGTGCTGGATGGCCTGAAGTTCACAGCCACTGATTGGGCATCATCAGGGTTGACATTCATGCTTGCAGAAGTAAGCACTGCGTCAAATTCAATTGAACTACTGAGCGCGTCGCTTACGGTGCCACCGCTAAACACCTCGTTGGTGTAAAGCTTAAAACCTGCACCTGTTTGATTGCGCTGGAGAACGTCGTCTACAATGCGGTTACCCAAAGAAGCGTCGTTATCGGTCATGTAGATTGTTGCGCTTCCCGTGCCATCGCCGAAGCCGGAGATGTAAGTACGGAAAGGCACGTACTGGCCAGGGGTTTGGCCGATGCTTGTAACGTCAAGCTCTGCCCTAGTAATCTCAAAATTCCAGTCCCTTACTTGCCCGATGACCGTGTAGGAGTCATAAGCAACCTGGAAGGCATTTGGAGATACAGCTGTGCCGTCATCTGACAGCGTTACGGCAGAACCGCCATCGGTTGCGGAAACCTGAAGTGCTCCAGTTGCAGCGTCATAGCTACTGACGTAAAAGGTTGTTGCGGCTGAAAGACCACTTGGAAGTGTTCCACTGCCAGCCGAGTGCGTTGTAGTATTTACAACGCTGAATTGCACTGGGTCACCTGCCTTGAAGTTCAGATAGGTTTTCACGGTGATCGTGTCAGTACCTACATTTACGTCTGTTTCGGCAAACGTATCTGTAGTACCGGCAGGTTTGTAGTAGAGGGCACCTGAAGTGCCGGACAGAACGGTGGTGGCCATTGGTACGCCAAAAAATAAGGGTCTCTGCGGGCACTGCCCGGCTACTTACAGGTTAGCGACTATTTAAGCCAGCACAGTTGCTACATACCCCGTGTCAATGCGGCCTACAAAGTGCGGTGAATCCTCCGTCGCTGAAAAACTTGGGCCGTTTATTTCACCTAGTTTTACAAATACACCTGTAGTAGTTTTGGCCGTGTCGTTAATAGTCTCTAATACGTTCACAGCAGTTGTTACCAATTCTTGATTGCGGGCCGGACCACGGCCTTTTTCTGTGAATATACGGATTACTAACGCTCCACGGGCATTATCCAAGCTAGAGGTGAGTGTTGGTTCGTTGGTTAAACCGAACGTGATGTTGATGCGGACATACTCGGTGGTCGTATTTGGTGGAACGGCAGTGATGTTGTCGAAGTACACCGGTACTGCAGGGGACAGGTTGTTAAACGCCGTCAGTAACGGGTTCTCCATTGATGCCCGGATCGCTTGGTATTTCATTAACCGAATCCTCTTGCTTTACCGAACCTAACAAAGCCTTTAGAAAAACCTTTTGACACAGCTGAACTTAAAGCTCCGCCCGTACCAAATGTTGGCCACCAATCAGGTGGTGCAGAGCTTGAATTAGGCCCGTCACCACTTACTTGTCCACGTGTGTCGCCTTCATTTCTTTTACCGAGATCTAACTTTTTAGTAGTTACTACACGCTTGCCAAAATCTTCTGTTACTCTCCCATAGGGAACAAGGTCCATAGCTACGTCGGCATGTGGGGCTGTGTTCAGTATCGTGTACTGGCCTGTTTTATTGAATCTAGCTTTTGGGACATTTCTTAAATCATATTTGTAGAGACCTGTAGAGCTACGTGCCTTGCCTGGACCGCTGCCAGGAGTTACTACATACCAAGAGGAAGAAAACTCCCCTGAATAGGCTGGTCCTGCTGCAACGAGATCATTCAATATTTCGACACAAGCAGTTCTAACGCCCTCTACTGTGGCTTTTTCTAGGTCTTT